AGCTGGTCGCTACTCGACAGGTGCATGAATTCCGCATTAGGATTGATAGCAAATCCTAACGCGGAAAACGATACGACTGCCAACTCTGTCTTTGAATGGCGCGGGGGAATGTTAAACATTACCCGGTTGGTTGGGTGCTCGCCTCGGAGAATCTGATCGAGCTTGCGACAAATGATTCGATGGTGAGGAGATATTCGGAACGGCTGTCTGTTTACGGCTTCGAACATAACAGCCGTAAATGTCAAACTACCTTCTTTCAGCAGAAGATCGCCGATTGCTGAATAATCATTCATTGTTTTTCCCCTCTTGAATCAGTTGGAACAGGCGCTCTACGTTAAAAGTAGGCTGTGGAATATCATTGCCTTTGCTATCTGTATTAGCTATTTTTTCCGGTGCGTTATAACCAAGCATACTCACAATACTGTCCAGCGCCTTTTGCTTGTCGTAGCACGTAATTTTTACCTGTTCGTCAATCACCTCGTCGCCCATCGGAGTGGTACGCTTGGTCTGTTTTGTTTCGACGGACCGAATACATGCCTTTTCGTCATCGGTAAGGCTTTCGAACTCTTTAAGCGACATCCATCCATTACGAATGCGGGTTGCATCGGAGAAGGCGATTTTTTGGTGCTCCCGAATGATTTGCAAAGCCGTAATGCCGGCAGCTTCTGCAAGGTGGTTTTTGAGGTATTCCAGCCTTTGTGCAACCTTTGTGTCCGCAAGAAGCTGCGATGCGTTACACCAAACAGAATTATCACTCATTTTCGAGCAATCGTAAGCATAACGATATGCCTCGGATGCGTTACCGCATTCGAGGTACTTATTGCAGAATTTTTCTTGTTTGATTGTCAGACTTGCCTTTGCCATATTGTTTTGCCAAAACCTTCGCTTGGCGACTATGTATCCTCAATGCAAAGGTTGAAACGGTTTGCACATTGTGCAAGTCTTGCCGTTGTTTTTTAGCTTTCAGCGGAATTAGTGATTTAAAAAGCTGTAGAGGAACAGATTGCAATGATGCTATAATTGCGCCCGCAAATGATAATTGGCAGGGCCGAAATAATTGCAACGAGGGCTTGCACGAATCAATTTCGAATGGTATATTTGTACAGAATTAAGTACCTATTTATGTAGCGAAGGTATGAAAACAGCAAATTTCACAGAATTAAGGAATAGCTTGAAAAGCTATCTTGACGGGGTTACAAATGATAGTGAACCCTTGTTGGTGCATCGGTCGGGCAACGCGAGTGTAGTAATAATCTCTTTGGATGAGTACAACTCGATAAAGGAGACGGAATACATCATGAAATCCCCTGCCATGATGAACGTGATAAGAAAAGGCAAAAAGGAAATAGCGGCCGGACGTGGGAAAGTTGTCAATGTCGATGACCTATGGAAATAGTATTTCTTGAACAGGCTGAAAAAGACCGTGAGTATTGGAAAAAGTCGGGCAACAAAGTTATAATGAAAAGAATAACCGCACTGCTGAAAGACATTGCGGAACATCCGTATATTGGGATAGGCAAGCCGGAACCTCTCAAATATGAACTGGCGGGATATTGGTCACGTCGCATAAATTCCGAACACCGCATAATCTATTCGGTGCATGAGGAAATCGTAACCGTCTATGTATTGTCAATGAGGTATCACTACAACCTATGAAAAAGGATCGGAATTTCGCGGCCAACAATTCAACCTTGTAGCAAATCGAGTAATCTGCATCTGATCGACTCAAATACTGGCTGAGGCAGTTCCATCTCTAAATCCTTGAGCAGGTCGGCGATTCTGTCGGCCCGTTCTTTTTCTTCGTGTTCCATGTCTTAAGTTTTACAGTTACAGCAGCATATGAATTCGTGGATATCTTTCCACAAGAGACTGTTCAGGTCTCCGGTCAGATAGGCTACCTGCTCGCCTCCCATATCGAGACCGAACGTTTCGGCGATGTCATCGACCAAGTGTCGGAGCTCATGCTCGAAGGAATTCAGGAATTCGGCGTGCGACGAGTGAAGCCCGATCACCATGACAGTGCTGCGTAGCTTCTTGTTCGAGTACGTGAACCCGGTATCCATGTCGCAGCGCATAAGATTTTCCTGCACTCTGTTTTGAATCGATTTGGGGCAATCTATGTCCTTTAGCGACAGCATTATTTTGTCAACATGGTAGCATGTTACCGCGTAAAATACACGTAGATGCCAGTCATACTTTTCTATGTGAACGTCGTTTCCTTTCACTTTTTGCAAGCTCTTGGTTCATCATGCGGCGCTGCCGTCGTGGCAGAGCGCTGTTCGCTTCGCTCATAAACTCAGACAGGCGTCGGTAATCCTTTTCGGGCATACTTGCGATCACCTCGCGCGGATTTGCTCCGGCGAGCATCCGGAGTGCGTACTTATACATTGCCATTGTCAACAAGAACGATTAACCGTATTTTGTTAGCCTCATCCGACGCGTCCTGCGTGAGGAACGCCAGTATCTCATTGGCCCGTGCCATAAGCTCTACGCCGTCTTTCGTCGTCCGCTGCGCGATTTCGAGCGCGTATTTTCTCAGTTCGATATTGTCCATTGCTTTGTTTTAAGTCGAATAAAATAGGGAGGCGCGTATGACGAAGCGCCTCCCCTTCGGTTACAGAAAGTCTTCCCAGATCAGAGGCTCGCCTTTGGCGATACAGTCGGCATAGTATCTCGTAAGAGCTATGCCGTCTTCGCCATCCGGATCGTCTATGTACGCCTTGACGTACTGCATGATCTGGGCCTCGGAAGACAGGGGCTTCGGATAGAAGTCCGAGTAGGCCATGTTGGCGACGTACATGCAATCGTAGCCTTTTGCCTTTTCGATTGTCAGTCCGTTACGCTCAAGGGCCTGCTTGACCTCCTCGTGCGTCCACCGGTGCGACGACCCGTCGGCGTTTTTCATGCGCTTGGGGTCCGTCGCATATTCCGCGAGCTTTTGCGAGAAATGCCATCCGTAGTGAGACAGGTATTCACGCATTCCCCGCGGTATCTGCTCGTAAACGTCGAGTCTGTCCATAATCTACCGACGTCTGTAGCGAGAATACGGACCGGTTCCACGCACTCCACGACGCTCGCCATAGTCATAGTCGTCGTCATCGTCTTCTTTCCACGGCTCACGCATACCATAGCCTCCGCGTCCGCCTCCGGAATAGCCTCCGCGCTCGCCGTAGCCTTCGTGCATCTCCTCCATTGCCTTTTTGTAACCTTTGCGATATGCTTTCTCAAGCATCTCGTCGATCTGCTCGTCGTCCCCGTTGGAACCGCGAGCGATCCCTATTGCATTCCATACCATAATTACTTGGTTTTTGGTGTTTCCGGTTTGAGAAGGCTCTTGATGTCGTTAAGCGTCGGAACGGACTTTATTAGCCCTTTCAGATCGGCCAGCTCCTTGTTCAGCCTCTTGATCTCCTCATCCTGCTCTCGGGTCTTGGCGTAGGACGGGTCGAGCTCTTTGAGTATTTGGTCGTATGCGGCCAGGTTGGCCTTGTGCCGGTCGAACGAGTTGATGATGTCCGTGCTCTCCTTCTGTGCCGCCGTGATCGCCGGCATAAGCCCCTCGCGCGTCATGGAAACAGTAAGGCCGTCTTTCGACTCAACGTCCATATTGGTCCTAACACCCCACGACTCGTTATTATCCAGAACGATATTGATATATTGCTGCTGAAACGGCGTGAGTTGCCCCGGCGTAGGCTGCGGATAATAGGGCATGCCTATCTCCTTGACGGTTGCGACATAGAATTTAGGCGTCTCCCGAGTGTCTAAAACGTACACGGAACTGCCCTTTCTCAAATTCAGAAACATGGTTTTTAATTTTTAAATAGGGAAGCCCGAAGCGTTTACGGGCTTCCCTGCTGATTGGTTAAACAATGCCTGTCATGATTTGCAGCGTGTTCGTAGTCCGGTCGAACCAGAACTCGTAAACGCCCGTCCCCGGAATATCGGCGACCGTCAGGGGCGCTCCGTCGAATTTGGTGACGGCCTGTGTCGCTC